CCTACAGTCAGCCCAGTCACCCGGGATCAGGTTTTTCACCTGACTAGAACATGTTTCTAGTTCTACTTAGATGTAACCAACGACTCTGGCTCTAGGCGTGATGACCTAGAGCTAGTCATTATCAATATACTAAACGTGTCTCTTATATATAGTGAGATTCAAAATTCATATCCACACTATATTTTATGTATTCATCACAAAACACGAATTTACTTAATAATTCTTCAGACAATATTTGATCATGTAGGCTAGTGCACTTATCTAGATTATCTTCTATAGTTTCTATTAAATCTCTAGGAATATCATATTGTTGTTCCCACATATCCAATGTGAGATCATAGTCTTCAACTCTATAGTCAGTTACTACTCCTACATCTCTACGATCCCATCTACTTTGTAAATAGGCTTCTATTTCTTCTACTGGTGTGCTCTGGCCCAATCTAATCAGGGTTCTTGCATATTTTTCAAATATTGGTAAATGTTTTGCCCACCTGAGTATGCCTATACCTTCTATATAAGCCATTTTCTTTATTTCATGTTCAATCACATCCTCTCTATTTGTTTTGTTCTTTATAGCCAAGGTAAATGGTGTTGTTTGAATAAATCTCTTTATCTTTCTTAACCATCTTAATGTGCCATCATCTCTCCATATGCCATCTCTTGAACAGAAATCTATAAATTTAGTATCCATACTATCTTTGTACCAGTGACCTAATCCTTGTTTTTGGAATTGTTTTTGTGCGAATAATGAGTTCCAATTATCCTTGACTACTGGTAGACTGTTGCGATTTATTATTAGTAAGAAGTCATCACCTAAAACTAGCAGTCCATATGTGCCAATTTGATTCTTACCTAGTTTTAAGTCGATAACTATTTCTTCCAGTTTACAAATTCCTGTTAACAGCCAGCGTAACCTTGAAACATTTCTGTGGCTATTTCCTATAGTGGTATCATTAGAACCTGTGCCTTGTTTTCCTAGTAGATCATATTTTATATCTGCATATTTGTATAGGGTCATCTTATGTTTAGATTCACCTGTTATTTGACTATAATATTCATTTGGCATTTTTGAGAATTCTGGATCTATTGATTCGAAAAGTGTACTTAATAATAATAGATCTGTTTCCATCCTTTCCTCATATGTTTGAGTGGCATCGTTTTGAGATAAATCCCCATTTATGATTATACTGTCCTTAACCAATGTTTTTATATTATATACTCTATCTGCTGATTGTTGCCAATTTTGACCTACTGCTAAAGCATAGTCATATTTAGTCAATATTTTAGTGATGAAATATATATAATTATAATAATATTTATCTATGTTTGATGCTTGCTGTATAGCTAGGGTCTCCCTTCTTTTTCAGCTACTATATTTAACTCATCTGTTTTTACTGAATCCTCGTATATTTGGTTTACTGTGATTTTCTGATAATCCTCTTTTCTTACTTTATCTGCGAAATCTTTAACATATTTCTTGCAATTATCATACCAATCTTTTACTGTTATATCACTATCTAAAAAATTGATATTAGTTTTTATAACTATTAAAACTTTCTCTTTATACCATCTTATGTACTCATTGAGTTTCTCTTGTTCAAAAGTTGGAACGGGCCCATTTAATCTACATAACGCCAGGTAATTATTTACAGCACATCTGTGGAATTGCATTGGGTATATTCCAAAATTTGGTCCTTTTGATTTTATATTTTTATCTTGATTCCTATCACACGTCAGCACTTTTTCTAATTCTGATCCATGGCCTGGTTTAATAAAATCTAAATTGAATGGATATTTTTTCCATTTTATCATTGGCTGAGATAAAACTTTATCTAATTTATATACCATTCTAAGATCCATTCCATTATTTAGATTCTCAAAATTTTTTGGTCCCATTTTCGCTCCTCCTTTTCCTGTGCAATGTGATGATATTTCCAAGCACTTATCTCTATGATTTACTATATTCTCAGGGCATCCACATAAACTTCTAATAAATTGCATACCAAAATGTATTATTGGATATACTACAATTTTTAAAGCAGTCCACTTAAGAAAACTTATTATTTGCTTCTTGTCTAATGTGTCTTTATCGTATTTTTCTTTCAAATTATAGAAGCTTCCGATAAAGTGTACCGCCATCATAAAATAAACTTTTAATCTATCTAATCTATTGAACCATGCTCTCCTTATATAAGTAAACATAGTATCTTTTTTCCTAAAAGTCTCGATTCTCATATCTTTATTATTTCTTGATGCTATTGAAGCCGACATATATGATATTATACCCGTTATCTTTTTCCTATTATAGCCAGCAATAGCCATGTTTGCTATTGGTGTATTTTCATTATTCATCACATCTGCTATTTCTAATATAAAATAGTTGCTTAACTCTGTTGCTATAAATACTGCATCGAGATTGTAATTTTTCCCTTCATTTCTAGCTACTTGTATTCCTTTAGCAACAACATTTAGTAACCTCATTGTAGTTTTTTCTTTCAGTATTTGTTCAAAGATTTCCAGAATTTCAACTGTGCTTGCTGTTCTTTTTTGGTAATATTCTAAGTTATGTTCTGGATCATATTCATCATACCAGTAAGTAGTTATACCGTCGAACACTACCCTACCACTATCTATATCCAATGTATTTTTGGAAAAATAATTATTGAAATATCTTAATGGATTTCTATCGTTTTTTTACATTTTTTGGTATCTGATAGTAGCTTGTTATGGCTTTAATCTCTCCTATGAAATAATAACATACTCCTATTTTTACCTTCCTTAATACTGCCAAATGGTATTGTTTTTGATCAAACTCATATATCTTTGTATTATCTTCACCTAATGAAAAATTTGCATGTTTATATGCTGGTACACTGCTATTTCCACTAGGTTTAAATTCAACCATGCCATTTTGTACTTCCACTGTAGCATGTGGTATTACATAATATCCATCTTGTTCTGGCATACTCCATCCTGCTATATACTGTGGGAAATCTCTTGACTTAATACATATTAGTCTAAAGACTTCTATGAAATAATGGACATCTATATGTACTCCTATGACCTTAGTTCTTGGTATAATTCTTTCAACTGCTGCGATTTCTATTTCACCATAAATTAAATCATAATGATTCCCATCTATGTGTAATAAACATTCCATATTATACATTCCAGTTTGAATTATATGGTCCAAGTCTTCATCGCTAAAATATATTCGTTGTCTACCATCTTTATCTTTTGGTGTGAATATATCCATTGCTATTGTTTGTACAGTTCCTGGTTTTAAGTCTTTGTTATCACCCCATTGCTTAACAAAATCAGCACTATTTTTATAGTCATTGTATAAAGTCCTATCACTTAAAAACATATTTAACAGAAACCCTGCTGTTACTTGGGTCTTCCTATCTGATGACACCAATAAAACTGTGTCAGGGTTTGCTATTTCCCGTATTGCTAATATCTCCATGGGTTCATCATTCTCTATTTTGTGTTTTCTTTTTAAATATGTGCCTGTTGCATATAGCCAACACCAACCATCACCTTTAATTTCGGTAATTTTACCGTCTTTTATCTCTTTTTCAATATTTATGGATCTATCGAATATCCTATGATTTGATATGGCTCTAGTTGATGATTTATTTTTGAATTCTTCATTCCAGTCTGTGTCTTTGATGTTTATTGGCCTATTAGTAGTATTGACCTGCATATCTGGGTTTCTCTCTAGAAATTTTTTATTTTTATCATTTCTTATTTCATCAGCTGGATCTAAAGATGGGTTTTCACTATACAAATATCTTGTTATACTAGACATTCTTTTGTAATTAGCTGCCACTGACCATATATCAACATCTAAGAGACAATCAACTGTTTCATTAATTGCATGTATCCAATAATCATATCTTATTTGTTGAGCTATCAACTGTATAGCTAATTTTCTCAGTGTAGCTAATACATCATGTTCGTTGGATGTTTCCAATACCTTGAACACCTTTTTTAAGTCTGCTGTTCTCTTATTTTTCTTATCTAAAATAGCCATTTCTGGCATAAAATTTAAAACAATATCTAAGTCTTCATCAGATATCATTCTAGCTATAGCTATGGTTAAAATTTTATACCTACCAAATCTTGCTTTTTTCACTTCAGGAGTTTTTAAATCAGCATTTAATGTGAATTCTTGTTGGGGTATCTCTGGTTTCTTAGGTTCAGCCTGATTCTCTGTTGGGATAGGTATGTCAGGAGGTTTTTCTACTTGAGATTCTTTTTTGGGTTTGCTAGTGTCTATGACCTCTTCTTCCTGCTGTTCACTTGTATTTTTTGATCTTGTATCATATGCTGATCCATAATTTTCGTAATCAGTATAGTCTACCCTCGGTTTTTTCCAAGTGTTTCTCTTTTTCCCCCCCCCTTTTCCTGGTGTCCTCACTTGATCTTCGATATAGTCATTGATTAACTCTAATACTGCTTTATCTGTTCTTTTCTTCTCTTTGTCTCTTTCCGATTGACTAGAAAGATAATCAGTATATCCAAGACATTTTTCTGCTTCTTTTAAAGATACATATACGCTATCTAATGCTTGATATGTTGCAGATGTAACACTATTATAAGTTTGATTATATAGTGCTATCAATGGGTGTGTTGCTCTATCTTTCCAATAACTGTGAAGCAATTGGTGTTGTTTGATTAAAATTTTATTTGAATATGAGTTTTCAAATGGCATGATTTGCAATAAATTTGAGTATTTCATTACAAATCCATAATTATACCAACCTTGTATATTGATACGGTTATCTATAAGACCACCTCTGTAGAACATGAAACTATTAGACCAGCTCGAACACGTATGCCTACCCTGGTCAGTTTCACTGGGAAATCTATCGTTGTGATTGTCCCCACTAATAAAAATATTTTTCAAATTCAT